CGTGAAACCCTTTGTCTATAGGGGTTTTCACATAACCTGACAGAGGTGCGTTACAGGTTATGTAGGTTATGTGAAAAAACGCTTTACTTAAACTTACTGTAGAGGATATAATTCAACCATGCCTAAAGGAAAATCAGGAAATATATCTGGTCGTAATGAGAAACATTTGACGCCTAAACAAGTACGTTTTGCGAAAGAGTTTGTTTATAACGACGGCAGCAAGACACAAACAGAGTGTGCGGTCTCCGCTGGATATGGTAAATCGAGTGCTCATGTTCGAGCATCAGAGCTATTAAACCCCCAAAAATACCCGCTTGTTGTTCGCTATGTAAGGGAGCTCCAGGGGGAAGTAGACAAAAAATATGCGGTTACTTTTGGTAGACATGTCAAAAAGCTTGCCGATATAAGAGATCGAGCAATAGATAAAGGAAACCTAACAGCAGCCGTTTCAGCGGAAGTCCAAAGAGGCAGAGCAGCAGGTCTTTATGTGGAAAGAAAAGAAATTCGTACCGGTAGCCTGGACTCGTTAAGTGAAATAGAGATTAAACAGAGAATACAAAAACTATTAGGGGATTATAAGCCTTTGTTAGAGGTAGAAGAAGCACAGTTTACTGAATAGTTTTTTTGTGTATCTCGTCGACATATTCTTTAAACTCAGGCGTCATCCCAACAGCTTCTTTAGGTTTAACAGCGTTGTCATATTCTTCCCAAGTAAGTGTTAGGCCCTTAATGTCTTCTAGTTTGTTGGCTATCCTTGGGTGGCTATCTATTGGACAATCTATACAAAGACGATAGCTTTTTTTAGCTCCTTTTAGACCGATTCTAAGAAAAGGAAGTAGGTCGTGTAGCTGGTTTTGATTAATAGCGTCTATTATATCTTTTGCCTGGGCAACCTCCAAATAAGTTCTTACTCTAATCATTGTTTTTCCTTTTTTGCAGAAAAATAAGAGACCGTTTCTTAGCCAGCTTTAAACTGGTTGTTCCTAGTTTAACAGCATGTTCCTGCTCATCAACAAGGCTATATTCTTTGGTCTTACTGTCTTGAATAAGTATATGTGTTTCTTCAACCATTATTTTGCTCCTGTTCTTTTTCTTTAATTATTTTATCCAGATACCATCTGCATTTATATAAATCTTCTAATCCATTTTTGTGCTTATTCTTATATCTAACAATATATTTTACAACATTACCCTCAAGAAAGTCTAAAGCATACGCTATGATGAAGTCGGTAACTTCTATGGTTTTTCGATAGTAGGGAGGATTAATTTTGTCGGGCATTGCATGTTTTTTCCCAAAGGTGTCGTAAATTTCAGCCATTGTCTTTTAGTACCTTGTTTTTATATTGTGCTTTTAGCCAACCTGGATATGTCCTGTAGTATTCAAACATGTTTAGGAAAGGAGCTCTACCGTCGTTTTGTCTTTCAGTTGTGTTTTTTTGGTACATGTCTTGTATAAACCAATGAAAATCAGGATCCGCCTCTAGTTCTTTCCCAGCTTCTTCCCACTCCCTTTTTCTCCACAGTTTAGTCATTCTTCTTCTCCAGTATTAATGCTCCTAGATTATATTCATTAATCAGAAGTCCTCTGTTAGCAAATTGCCCAGGACCAAACTCTGTTTTTTCTTGGTGGTCCTTTGATAAAACAACAGCAACTTTCGACCAGTTACCACTCCTTGCTTTGTGTTTCTTTATATGGAGCCCCGCTTCAGTTATTTTTACTATGCAAGCTAGTTGTTTGCTGGCCTTTCCCCAGGGAACATTCAGAAGGTCCCCTACTTTCAGTTTGTGTTTTTCTCCTCGGAGCACGATGAAGAAGTTATTTTCGTGTCGTTCAATCATATCTACTTTTCCCTATTTTTTAATATACTTTGTCTTTTTAACCAAAGCAATAGTTCAGTGTAGGCAGAAACCTGTCCAATGTATTCGCCGTGCTGCAACGATTCTGTTTCTGCACGGCGCATTTTATTTAAGGAAGAAGCCAGTTCTTTGGTAAGCTTTTCTCTTATTTCTTCAGCTAGCATCTTGGTCTTTCCTATAAATAGCTTTTGCCCTGTTAATAAGTAAGGCNCTCACGGTGGGATCTTGACTCGCACTAGGGTCCCACCATTCTATTTCTCCTGTTTCCATGTCTTTTTTAAAGTATATCCTACCTCTTCCCCAGCCCAGGTAAACGGAACCTTTGCCGTTGATTCCATATTGGACCTTTGCACCGTTACTCATTGTCCAACCTCTGTTCTTCTATTATAAATAGGATAGCGTCTCGGTCATCATCGGCATGAAGCCCATTCTCAACTGCCGTCTCATTTATCAGATCGTTGTGTTCTTGTTTTAGAGCNCTTTGTCCTTGCTCAATTTGTTCAATAAGGAGATCGCTTAGTTTACTCATTGGGCCACCTCTTCCAACTCAACGGTTTCTGGTTCAAGAAGCTCATTAATTTTAAACTTCCCCGTAACTCTTGTAGGCATAATAATCACAATACCGTGTTCCGATTGCCAGATGTTAGAGCCTTCGCTACTGCCAGCGACAAGTGTCACAATGGGGAATTTTTTGTTCTCCCCTTTAAGCACAAAGTCTTTAAGTTTAGCTAAGTATCGTGTGTTAAAACCAGTGGGTGCATTTAGATTAAGCTCAGAGTTAATTACACGCTGCCAATTTGGGTAGTGTCCGCCTTGGACATATACTCTATCAGTCACAGTCTCTTCGTCTACGGTTCTGACTATGTGTACTTGATTTTCAGAGTCATCTAAGCTTAACAAGTCAACTCTTTCTGAATCCGTTTTCTTCATTTGTGTGAAAACAGGAAGCAGTTTTTTTGAGTTTGCTTGATAGACGTCCAGAATAGTCTTTTCAAACCCTTCTTCAGGTAACGCTTCTTTATCTTCATAAACACAAAGATAATGTCCGTTGGTGGCAACAACGTATACACCACCAGCAGGTCTTTTTTCAATGTAGATACTGTTTAAATAGAATCGTACATCTCCTTTTGCGGCGAAAGCACAGGCGCGGCCCAGCATTTCTCCATTTAAATTATCAATATTATAGTTCATATTAAACTCCCTTATATTTTGTTAATATTGTCCCATAATTATATACTATCTATCGTATATATTCAACCATTCTGGTATACTTTGCTTACTGTGGCAAAAAAAGAATCTTTGTTTTGGAGAAAAGTTAGGTCGAATTTAAAAACATTCGAGCTTATCCGCATAGAATCGTGGACAAACCAGGGTATTCCTGATGTTTTAGGCGTGTCTCCAGGAGGGGTCTACTTCACAGTTGAGCTCAAAGTAACCGAAAGTAACAAAGTTTCCTTCTCCCCTCATCAAATTGCCTACCACAAGCTTAGGGAGAACGCCCCGGCTTTTATCTTAGTCCAGGGGCTCTCGAAGAAGTACCCTAGAAAATACGGCTTGCATCTCTTTTCGGCGGATCAAATAGAGTCGTTGGTCGTCCAGGGACTAAAAACACCTGCTCTTTTGTCCTTTGACCAGGGTTCTTGGTCCAAGTTTGAAGAATCTTGGACCAAGGTCATTGAATAACCTGTTAGTATCCTGTGGATAACTGCTTGCTTGTCTTTTCTGAGGAAAAACACTGCGCAGCGGCCCAGGAGAACAACAGGTGGAGGTAATGTAGCAATAGGTGTGCTTGCTTGTTTTTCCGGTCGGCGAAAAGACAATGAAGGAGGCGCATCGGGCCGCTTGCTTGTCTTTTCTATCTAAAGATACATAGGCCCCCTGGGAGGAAGCGCCCGCTTCTCCGATCGGCGGGGCAGAAAAGACTTGCTTGCTTGTCTTTTCTATCTAAAAGAAAGTTCCGACGGGCCGCTGCTTCCCAGTTTTGGATCAGGCACAAAAAAACCCCCGACATTTCTGTCGGGGGTTCTTGGTCGGTGGTTAGAAGTGATACTAGACCTGTTCTTATCTCACATTAAGTCGACTTCTCTAGATTCTAACCATCAAGTTCTCTACAAAGAAGATCCTCCATTGCATAATAGAGATCTCTCCCTTTCTCTGTGTTTCTAGTTCCGTCGCTGTCGGGATCAGGTTCTATAAACTCCTCCCTGTTGACATGCTCCATAACTAGAAAAAACAAATCGTTTGCCAGATCACTGGTTTCTTCGGTGTTTAACATATCTCAAACCCTCCGCAGTTCTTGACAAAGCTGTGAAACTCTCGAACATTGTCCACATCAAACGGATAGTGTTTGCCAGAGTTCTCAACCTCTCCCGAGCCTTTGCAGACGTGGCAAGTGTCTTTGCCTTCTGAATAGTGAGCGCCCTTCCCATTGCCTTTACAACAATGACATTCGACCAAAGGCAGTTCGGAAAGAATTTTTTCATAGTCTTTCTTATACTCCTCAGCGCCACCATTCAAAAGTTCCTTGGCTAAAGCTTTTGCAATATACTCGCACTGTTCTTTGCCAATGACATGACCAGAGTTGTGGTGTCCTGCGTCAAAATCTTCTTTGCTAATGACCTCGGAACAGGTGTTGGCAACATAATCCCAAAGTGGTCGCCACCACCAAACGTTATTCCTAAAGTATTGACCAGATAATGATTGCCCAGCAAAGTATGCCTTCCAATCTTCAGAATCGTAGTCATTATGTTCTGGTCTAGCCGGTGCAGTTGTTGTCGGATTCAATCCGTATACGTCCATTCCCATATCGCTCTCCTTATTTATTAAGAACCCCTATTATAAGATATTTCGTATATAAATGCAACCGCTCGCTTGTTTTTTCGGGCGGGGAAAGACAAGCGACGAGGCGTTTCAGGCCACTGCTCGCTTGTCTTTTCTATCTAAAAGAAGCACGGCCCCAGGGAGGAAGCTGCTCGCTTGTTTTTTCGGGCGCCAAAAGACAAGCGACCGACCAGGTGCCAACCACGGTCATGCTCGCTTGTCTTTTCTATCTAAACAAGTTCCCCAGGGCCCTGGGCAGCTCGCTTGTTTTTTCGGGCGGGGAAAGACAAGCGAGGCGGGCCAGTATCGAAGAGGATGGCTAGCGAAACGAAGTGCTCGCTTGTCTTTTCTATCTAAAAGAACCAAGGCCTGCTGCTTCGCAAAAAGTCAAGTGGGAAATAAAAAAATCCCCCGCCATTTCTGACGGGGGATCGGAGGCAACTGTTATCTGATGGT